CTGGCAGGCTCGGCAGACTCCAGCTACCGGTGGATCTGCCGTTGATTTCCAACCAAGTCCATACAAGATGGGTCGTAGTCTTATAAGCCGGGTACAGGGTCTTATAGCCCCTTATTCCAGCCCTAGATCAATGGTCGGCTAATGACAGTAGCGATTACTACTCTTAGATCAACGATTGCAACCGCCTTAGATAACCCAGGCGTATGGTCAGTTTTTAGTTACCCACCAGCTGCTCCGTTGGCAAATTCAATAGTGATTTCTCCAAACGATCCTTATTTGACAACTAACGATAATTCAAATTTAACTATTAGCCCTACTGCACATTTCAAAATTACTTTATTTGCACCCATGTTTGATAACCAAGGCAACCTAGTAAATCTAGAAGATTTTATGATTGCTGTTTATACAAAGTTATCAACATCTGGGCTGGTTTATAACGCTCCAGCCTTTTCAGCACCATCTGTACTATCCTTAGCATCGGGAGACTTATTGTCTTGCGATCTAAATTTCGACATACTAACGAGTTGGAGTTAACCATGGCACAAGATACAACCGCAGAGAATTTGGCGTTTTTAATCAAGATCGGTCAGATTAAAGATCCAAAGCCAGCAGCACAAGAACCTACTAAAGACAAGGAATAACAATGGCCATATTTCTACAAAATAATGTTGGCGTAAAGATTAACTCAGTTGATCTATCTGACCACATTACATCAGTAACACTTACACAGAATTTTGATGAGCTTGAGGTAACCGCACTTGGCGATACAGCTCACAAGTTTGCAAAGGGTCTAGAAGCAAGCACTTTAACTCTAGATTTCCTAAATGATTTCGCTGCAGCAAATGTACAGGCAACTTTACAAGCTGCATACGGCACAACCGTTACAGCTGTACTAATTCCAGTAAAAGGCACAGCCGTATCAGCGACAAATCCTCTTTATACTGTTAGCATTATTATAAATAACCTGACACCATTGAACGGCGCAGTTGGAGATATTTCATCTTCAAGCATGAGCTTCACATGTAACTCAACGGTTGTACAAACTACAACCGGTACATTCTAAGGAGCAGTAATGGCAAAGCTAAAGATCACAAGGGCTAACGGAGAAGTATCTGAACACAAAATTACTCCGGGGGTTGAATACGCTTTTGAAATTAAATACGGCGCAGGAATCTCAAAGGTTCTACGCGAGCACGAAAGACAATCAGAAATATTCTGGTTAGCCTGGGAATGTTTGCGTAGAGCCAATGTGACTGTAACCACTTTTGGTCTTGAATTTATTGAGACCTTAGATACCGTTGAAGTATTGGATGACGAAAAAAAATAATAGGGCGGGATAGTTTTCTTTACACGATAGCAAGTTTGTCAGTAGAGACAGGCATCGCGCCCAAAGAATTTATTGAGATGGATGCGGACATGCTTAAAGCAATAGTCCTAGTCTTACAGGATCGGGTAAAGGAGATTAAAAATGCCAGTAAACGTAACAGGCGTTAAAGAACTCCAAAAAGCCTTGCGTGATGTTGACCCAATTCTAAATACCACTATGCGTAAATACATAAAAGCTCAAATGATTCCTGTCCGTAATAAAGCTAGAGGATATTTACCTAGCAATGGCGAAGTGTTATCAGGTTGGACTAAAGCGGCTGGAATTATTGGCCCAATGAAATACAGGGCATTTCCTAAATACGATGAATCAGTTGCCAAGACTGGAATTGTTTATCGTGAAGGTAAAAATCAACGCAACAGGGCTGGATTCTCATCTATATTTTACATAGCCAATACAACTGCACCTGGCGCAATTTATGAAACTGCAGGTCGCAAGAATCCATTTGGAGATCCCAAATCTGAAAGCAATAACCCTACTGCTGGCAGACAATTTATTGGCGCAGCTGGTGGGCAATTAAATATGAAGGGTAGCGGTAAATCAAAAGGCCGTGCCATGTTTAGAGCATGGGCTGAAGAAAATGGCAGTGTAGTCCCGGCAGTATTAAAAGCAATAGATTATGCAGCTACAAAATTTAACAAATCAACAGAAATTAAGAAGGTAGCATAGTGGCCAATCTAGTAGTATCCGCAGTCTCTACCTTTAATAACAAAGGATTAAAGCAAGGCAAAAAGGAAATATCAGCCTTTGAAAAGAATGTTAAAAGCCTAGGCAAAACTTTTGGTGTTGTATTTGCTGCCAGCACTTTAGTTAACTTTAGTAAAAAGGCTGTTGATGCGTTTGCAAAAGACCAAGCCGCAGCCAAGGCTTTAGAAACTCAATTAAAGAATACTGGCTATGCTTTTTCTGCTCCAGATGTTGAATATTATATAGCCAATTTACAAAAAATGACAGGTATATTAGATGATCAATTACGCCCTGCATTTCAAACTTTACTTACAGCTAGTGGTTCAATAACCAAAAGCCAAAAAGCTTTAGCAATAGCCCTTGATATAAGTGCTGCAACCGGTAAAAGTGTTGAAGAAGTAAGCGCGGCAATTGCTAAAGGTTATACAGGTCAAACCACTGCTCTTGCAAGATTAGGGGCAGGTATTGATAAAACAACTTTAGCATCTGGTGATATGAATTTAATCTTAGATGAGGCAAGTAAAAAATTCTCTGGACAAGCAGCAGCAAGACTTGATACTTATGCTGGCAAAATGGATGTACTTAAAACTTCAACGGCCAACGCAACAGAAATTATTGGTAAAGGTTTATTAGATTCTTTAAGCATGTTAGGTAAAGATCAAAACATAAGTTCATTAGGATCATCATTTGAAAAATTAGCAACAACAATTGCTAATGTAGTTGTAGGACTTGGCGCAGTTTTAGGCAAAGTCATCAATATTGGTCAAGCTATATTTTCAAAATTGCATTTAGATAAAGTAATAGGATTTTTATATAATAATTCCTTAATAGCCAAATTAGCATCATTTGGTGCGAGTGAAGCCGCTAAACCTAAATCTAACTTTACTTATAGTTTAGGGTCTGGTGCTGGAGTTGAAATTGCTAAGAAAAAAGAAGCAGACTTATTAAAGAAAACAAACGCTGCTAGAGCTGCTGAATTAAATGCACTTAAAAAGAAAACAGCCGTAGATCAACTTAAAGATAAATTTGATTTAGAGCGTATTGGATTAACCGCAGCTCTCAATGCTGCTACCGATGAAGAAACAAAATTAAGATTGAAAGCGCAATTAGCCATATTAGACAATAATGAAGCATTGGCGGCAAAATATTTAGCTGAAATGAATGGTAAAAAATCAATAGATAATTTAGCGGATTCTGCTAATTCAGCAGCTAAAGCCCTAATGGGTATTTTTAATCTTTTAGGAGTAGGTGGAGATCAAGGTGGTATCCAACGAGCTGCAGAAGCCACAACTTCCAATTATCCTTCTACATTAGCAACCAATGCCGCAGGTGCAGCAATGCCAACATTTGGCAGATCTATTGAAGATCAAAATCCCAATAGGTTAATAAATGTAACAGTAAACGCCAACAATCTAATTGATCCAAATCAGTTAACACCTATTATTCAAGACACCATATTAAGGATCAATAGGGCTGGTAATCAAATTCAGTCTACTGGTGGTTTATAGTGGCATTACCGACAATCAATGCAACTATCAATTTTAGCACAGGGGCAGCATTTACTGCTGCAATGCAGATTGATATTGGTAAATTAGGTATAAATACTTTAAGTAGTACAGGTGCAGTTATTGTTGATGTATCTGATCAAGTTGATTCAATTAGAACTTTTAGAGGCCGCAATGCTTTAGCCGATCAATTTCAAACAGGTACTCTTACTATGCGTATTGTGGATCAGAATGGTGATTTTAATCCACAAAATACTACAAGCCCTTATTATGGGTTACTTGATCCGATGCGTAAAGTGTCTATTACTGCTACTTATTTGGGTGTTACTTATCCAATTTTTGCTGGATTTATTCTGTCATACAACACAATTACTCCTAAAAATGTTGGTGAAGTAGTTTATACAGTGATTACAGCTGTAGATGGTTTGCAATTATTAAATAATGCTCAGGTAACAACAGTAGCCGGTACAAGTGCTGGTCAATTATCGGGTGCAAGAATTACAAATTTACTTGATGCAGCAAATTGGCCGGCAACACAAAGGCAAATTGATACTGGTCAAACTACATTACAAGCCGATCCTGGTACTGGCCGTACAGTCCTTGGTGCTTGTCAGACAGTACAAACCAGCGAATATGGCGCATTTTATATGGATGCTTCAGGTAATGCTATATTCAAAGATCGCTTAACTTGCACAAAATCCCCTAATGCCACAGCTGTAGTATTCAATGATAACGGAACAAATATTTCATACTTTAATGCTTTATGGTTATTAAACGATGCTCAAATTTTCAACAAAGCATTTATTACCGCAACTGGACTTGCTGTTCAGACTGCTCAAAGCGATGCCAGCATAGCCAAATATTTCACCCACGGTTATACCCAACAAGATCTTCTTATGCAGACTACAACTGATGCCTTAAATTATGCTCGGGCATATGTGGCTAGTAGGGCTGAAACTACTGTTAGATGTGATGCTATTACGCTTGATTTATATACGGCTAATTATGCTGCAGGCACGGTTGCCGCACTTGATCTAGATTTCTTTGATCCAGTAACCATTACAACTACTCAGCCAGCAGCAACAGGCACATCAACACTTACTAAAACTTTACAGGTCTTTGGCGTAGAACATTCAATAACTGTAAATTCATGGAAAACAACATTCACCACCCTAGAACCAATTATTGACGGATTCCTGATAGGATCTGCTCTATATGGTGTATTGGGTACAAACACACTAAGCTACTAAGGAGTAACATATGGCAACAGGATTTCCAGCAATTACTGGTGATGTACTCACCGCTGCAATGTTTAACGGACTTGTGGCATTTACCACAAACACTCAAACAGGTACTACTTATACAGCTGTATCAACAGATCAATATCAGACATTGGTGACCATGAATAACGCGTCTGCCAATGCTTTTAAGATCCCAACTAATGCATCTGTGGCATTCCCAATAGGTACAGCAATTACAATATTAAATCTTGGCGCAGGTACTTGCACAATTAGTGCAGTAACTTCTGGAACTACAACAGTAGTAAGTGCTGGTGTTACTTCTGCACAACCTAATTTAACTACCTACAAGACAGCAGTATGTATCAAAACTGGTACTGATACTTGGGTAATTTGTGGAGCTATTGCCTAATGATTGGTAATGTTGTTGCAGGATTATTCACTTCTAATGTGATTAAAACACCAAATGTTGATTATTTAGTTATTGCAGGTGGTGGCGGAACTGGTTCTTATACTGGTGGCGGTGGCGGCGGACAATTAAGTACTGCTGCAACTTATACTGTTAGTGGTGGAAGTGGATACACGGTAACTGTCGGAGCAGGTGGAACTGGTAATTCTGATTTGGGAACTGGTTTAACTGGTACAGATGGTAATGATTCAGTATTTGCAACAATAACTTCAATCGGTGGTAAAAAAGCACCAGCATACGGAGTCGCACCATATGTTGCTTGGCCTAAAGGTGGTGCATCAGGAAATGCTAATGCTGGTGGCAACGAAGCAGCTTCGGCGGCTGGTGGTGGTGCTGGAAATGGTGCAGTAGGCGGCAACGCAGTTACAACAACTGGTGGTAATGGTGGCGCAGGAACTGCTAATTCATATTCAGGATCATCTGTAACTTATGCAGGCGGCGGCGGTGGATCAGGTCAAACTGTTCGCGGAACTGGTATCAACGGCGGTGGCGATGGTGGCCAAACTGGCGGCAACGGTACTAATGGCACCGCCAATACAGGCGGCGGTGGCGGTGGTGGAGTTGGTTCAGGATATTCAGGCAATGGTGGTAAAAACGGTGGATCAGGCTTAGTGATTATCCGTTATGCAAATAGTTATCCTGATTTAACTTCTATTGGTGGCGGTTTAACTTATGCATTAACTAATACAGGTGGCTATAAAATTTATACATTTACAGCCGGAACAGGAACTGTGACTATCTAATGGCACATTACGCATTTTTAGATGAAAACAATATCGTTACAGAAGTAATTACAGGCATTGATGAGACTGAGTTAATTGAAGGTTTAGATACTGAAACTTGGTATGGAAATTTTAGAGGTCAAATCTGTAAGCGCACTTCTTATCACGGTTCATATAGATATAATTTTGCTGGAATTGGTTATGTTTATGATGTCGAAGGAGATGCATTTATACCTCCTAAGCCAGATTGTGGACATGACGAATTAAAAATCAATAAAACAAATTATCGCTGGGAATGTACAAACAAAATACATGTAACAAAGGAGTTAAATGCCTAATACATCTCAAAAAACAGTAACAACCACAGCTACATTATTGGTAACGGCTAATAGAGCAGATCAAGTTGTTTATCTTCATTCATCATCTGGAATTATTTATCTAGGCAATTCGGATGTAACTACAGGTACTGGATACCGCATGGATAATGGCGATAAGTTAACAATGCAGTTATCTGATAATGAAGCTCTTTATGGAATAGTTTCATCCGGTACTGCAACCATGATGGTAATGGCAACAATAAATTGAAACCATGGTTATGCAAGGCTGGAATACAGCTGAGGGAGCAGATCGATGATTGGTTCCCGGATCGGGATCGTAAAAGTGATGGATGGGTGGGTGATAGTCGCCATTCCGCGAGAATCTCTGATCACAATCCAGACATCGATGGGTGTGTCCGAGCCATTGATATTGAT